TTGATCTGTCTGTATTTGACAGCGTTGCAGAAATCATGCGTGACTTAGAATGTTTATTGTTTATTGTTGGTCTGATTGTGATAACACGTAGCTATATGATTAGGGGGTAGTTTTATGGTAGAAATATTACAGAATATGCTAAATTCTTTTGTTACTGTACTTATGCAGGTATTGCCTACTTCGCCGTTTCAAAGATACATTAGTGCGTTTGGCTCTTTGCCTTACCTTAATTATCTTAATTGGTTCATCCCTGTTAAGGCTTTTGTGACTATCGGCAAGACTTGGCTGGGGGTAATTGCACTCTTCTATCTTTATAGTATCGCCATGCGCTGGATTAAGATAATTGGTGATTAAGGGGGTGCGTTATGGATAGTTTAGAGGATATTTTTATATTGGTTGCATGGTGGGCATTTCTGCATATGTGGTTTAGTCTTCAGGATTGGAAAGGGGAACGGAAATGATATATTTGTATACTGGTACTCCCGGATCGGGGAAAAGTCTGCACGTTGCAAGGGTTATCTATTATAGGTTGTTCCGCTCTTGTCCGGTGATAACCAATATTCCGATTAATCTTAATCGTGTAAAGCATCCGGAATGTTTCACGTATTTGCCGAATCGGGACTTGTCTGTTAATTATCTGGTTGAGCGTAGTAAAAAGCATTTTGAAAACAGGCCAATGAAAGAGGGTTCTCTTGTTCTCATTATTGATGAAGCGCAAATGATGTTTAACGCTCGCGATTGGTCAAAACAAGGCCGTGACGATTGGAACGAATTTTTTCAAGTTCACCGCCATTATGGTTATGACGTTATTCTCATTGCGCAATTTGACAGGATGATTGACAGACAGGTACGTTCATTGGTTGAATATGAATTTGTCCATAGAAAAGTATCTAATTATGGATGGAAAGGCCGATTGTTGAGTATTCTTATGTTTGCCCCTACGCTGTTTGTATCGGTCAAGAAGTGGTATCCAATGAAAGAAAAGGTTGATAGTGAGTTTTTCCGATATAGTAGAAAATGGGGCGGATTATATGATACATACATGACGTTTGAAGAACCAAAAGAGGAAGAAAGCGCCCTTGTGTGATGATGAATGAAGGGGGGGCGGGGGGGCCCCGCATGAATCATCACACAAGGGTGTTTTCTCTGATTGGGTAAGATACGGGGATGAATGGTGTCAGATTATTTGACGGCATTTACTCCGGTGATAGTCGTTTATCTGCATGCGCCCCTTGGGGCGCATTACTTGACTATAGCAACACTTAAGACTCATTTTTGTAATTGGGGTTATTTCCGTAACAGGAACGAATGACTAATTGCGACCGGTAACTAGCTGGGATGGGGTGGACTAATACATTTGGGCGAACGTTAACAAGCTTATTTCTTAAGGTTGATTGTACCGTTGTTATTTTCACCGATAACGATACCTTTGTTATTTCCAATGTTTATGTTTTTGTCCGCACTCTTCTCTTCTGCTGGTTCGTTCATGTCTCGTCTTATCAGTTCATTAATGTACACATTTAGTGATTCATAGCCTTTTTTCTCATAGTGGCATTTAATAATTGCCTTTTGTCCTTTTGGTACGTTAAATATACACCTGTCATAGTTTTTCTTTGCATATTCGTTATCATATTTTTGCTTATTGAAATCGCTCATATGTTTCCCTCCTGTGCACTTTGTCACAAGTGTACAAAAAAAACAGGCGCACTTTGTCACAAGTGTCAATGGACACTATGTCACAAGTGTGTTATACTATTGTTGCAACATCAATTATAACAAAAAAACACAGGGAATGAAAGGGGAAATTTAATTAAGACAAAGAATGAGTATCTTATCCTTTAATGTAGCCCCGTTGATTCGGGAAGGTCACAAGCCCTTTAAATACAGAGTGAAGGTAACTCTCAACGGAAAGAACTGCAAGCGCCATGAATCATAACTAAAGGGGCGTGCTGGCAACCGTGAAAGTCGGATTTACGAGGTGTGTATGAGTTATGGACAGGCACACAAATGTTTTTTTACTGTAGCGTTGGTACTGTGTACCTTACACCTGCAAATACGTGTGGGTGTTTAGAACATTGATAATTTAATATTGAGAGGAGATTTCAGAAATGAAAGTAAAAGTTTTGGGTATTCAGAATGTTGATTATATCAGTCGCAAGACCGGTAATCCTGTAAAAGGTGTAACGCTCCATTCGGTGTACAAGGATTCACAGGTAAACGGTGATGCTGTCGGCAATATTTTTGTCAGCGATAACCTTGGCTTGTCTTGTATTCCGGAACTGGCTGTCGGTCAGACTGTAGACGTGGTTTACAACAATCGGGGGTTTGTTTGTGATGTCATAATTCAGAAATAAAGGTGTGCTACTGCCAATAACTGGCGGTAGCGAATCCCCTCTGTTTTTTGATCATCTGCAGAAAGAGCGTTAAGACGCCGTAAGCTACACGGTTATTTGCTTGCAAATGTTCGTGTAGCGGTACCCGTAAGTGGTATAGGCGTTAGCGAACGCATGGTATACGCTGGCACTCGCCTATACATGGGCGCTTGCGCCTGTCCGGGTATAGTATTACCCCGGACTTCTGTCGCAGACCTCGGCAAGCCACATGAAATATAGCTTTTCCGGCTTGCGACACCAACTTGTCGCACTTGTCGCAGTCGCAAAAATTGAACTGAAAAGGGGAACTTTGAAATGGCTAATGATTCACAATCTCGTAAATGGAGTTTAACAATTAATAATCCCGTAGATTATGGGTTTACACATGACCGAATTAAAGAAATATTGAATGATATGAAATCGGTTGTCTATTGGTGTATGGCAGATGAAATTGGGGAAGAAGGAACTTATCACACCCATTTGTATATACACAGTAAGGGTGGTATTCGTTTCTCTACTGTCAAGAAGAAATTCGATAAAGCTAACATTCAGATGTCGAATGGAACGGCACAACAAAATAGGGATTACATAACAAAAACGGGTGATAAGCATAAGAAAAAAGCTGAAACTTCTGTAGAGGGTACTTTTGAAGAATGGGGTGAATTACCGGCAGAGCGTCAAGGCTGTCGTAATGATTTGGGCGATTTATATGCAATGATTAAAGACGGATTGTCTGACTATGAAATACTGGAACAGATGCCGGATAGTATCATGAATCTGGACAAGCTCGACAGGGTCAGACAGATATTGATACAGGAATCATACAAGAACGAGTTTAGGAACCTTGAGGTAAGCTATGTGTATGGAAGTACAGGGGCTGGAAAAACACGTAACATCATGGAAAAATATGGCTATACCAGTGTATTCCGTGTGACTGACTACTCCCATCCGTTTGATAACTATAAGGGGCAGGACGTGGTCATTTTTGAGGAATTCCGTTCCGGATTTAGTATTTCTGACATGCTCAATTATCTGGATGGTTATCCGGTTGAACTGCCTTGCCGGTACAACAACAAATATGCATGTTTTACCAAGGTTTACATAGTCACGAATATACCGATATCAAAGCAGTATCCGGTTATTCAGCGTGAACAACCCGCTACGTGGTTGGCCTTTCTACGCCGTATCAAAAAGGTTATTTGTTACAAAGATGGTGCGGTAGAATATTCAAATATTGTTGTTACAAATGATGGGTTTTCAACGGTCATTGATGATAATCCATTTGATGTATAGCAACTATCCGCGAAAGTTTGTGTTTCACAAATAGTTGACGGACAAGCGCGCTCCGACGTGAAAATTCCATGTCGCGCGCTGTCAACTACCACTTCCTTGACTTGCTTCGCAAGACGTTTTCGTGAAACACCTAGCAGACTTTCGCGAATAGTTGGGTGTCTGTGTCTACTACCATGATACCAGTTATTCGGTTTTGCGTCAATTTCAAGGGGAAATTTTTTGTGGCAGATTTGAGAATATTTGTGATTGAAATTCTTTTCTGGTTGTCTGCATGGAATTGCTTCGTGGCTGATCTGGAATTGGA